ACTTATGAAATATAAAATTTTATAAGATATTATGTTTAATGAAAGGTTAAATATGAATAAAAAGAATGTAAAACTTAGTATCGGAAACAAATTGTTTTCAGCAACTTGGATTAAAGCAAATCATAAGCCAAGAACGATACTAGGAAAACTACCCACTAATGAAAAGTTTTTCAATGGTGGAGAATTAAAAGGGAATAGAGATCATCTATTAGAGGTTATCGATATGACATTATTAAGAAAAGGCGCAAATCCTAAAAAGGTTTGGAGATCAATAAATCTTAATACCTTAACAAGTCTTAAAATAGGGGGTGTTGAATGGGTAAAATGAAAAGCCTAGCACTTGATTTTTTAGAGAATGATCAAAACGAATGGGAGCAAGAACAACGTGCCTTGCTCCTTAGTCAAGGTCATACATCTGAAGAGGTTGAAGAAATCATTCAAGAAATGATTAACGAATACCATTATGAAATGGCAATGGACCATGGAGATTGGGAGCAACCTCATGAGAATTAAACTAGAAAAAGATAAGGCGCCTTTTAAGGCGCCTATTCAAATTTATACTGAAGGCGCTGTCGTCAACAATCGTTTTGGTGGTGATAGCATAGAACTAAGCGCCCTGGAATTATCAATCTATGATACGATCATGGGTTGTGAACTTGGTGGCAACATTGAAGAGATGCGAAGGGGAATAGATTGGTTTATTAAATTTAATCCCAAAGCATACATGGTGCTATTAGATTAATTATTGAGGGGCGCAATTAAGCGCCCCTTTTAATTTAAAGGAGTGATTAAAATGAATAAATATCAATGTAATGCTCATGATAAAGATAATATCCCTAGAGTTTGGGGAGTGGGCGAAACTGAAAAAGATGCTAGGGAGCAATGCGAAAAAGCATTGACCGAGTACCTAGATGAAAAACATAAAAAGGGAGCTTCATATTCTATGAATAGATTTCCTTTTAAATTTAAAATTGTGGAACTTGGTTAAGGATCAGAGACTTGGGGGCAATCATGCCCCCAATTAAATCCAGGAGAATAAAAAATGGAAAGTAATTTATACAGAATGATCAAGCTGCTAGAGCTGCAACTTGTTAAAACTGACCTGGCTGATGCCTGGTTAAGAAGGATTTGGCAAGATAAGATTAATGAATTAATGCTCAAGGTCACAAGGTTGACCAAGTAAAATAAGGGGGCGCAATGCCCCCTTATTATTTAATGTTTGTAGTAAGAAAAAGGATACGATCTTAATTTTTCTAATAGTTTACTAACAGCCTTGTCATTAAAGCCACCAACATTCCATTCGTAAATGTCATTGAGTTCTGAACCTTCATCACCTAAATAATTTTTACCATTCTTCCAATTGTAAAGAGTGGCAATAGTACCATCAGCAAATTCAAATGCCCATTCAACATCGGTTTTATAATTGTCACTCATACCTTCATGAGGTGGACCGAATGTCTTTAATAATTGTTCATAACTAGCTTTGATATAACCTTGTAAGCTAGTGCCACCTACATTTTCAGTTGCTTCCATAATTTTCTCCCTTGTTAAATTAATAGTTGACTATAAGAATTATCCCATGTAGTGTCAATACATAATTAAACATAAGGAGTGATTATGCCTAATTGGACTTATAACAATGTACAGTTTATTGGTAAAACTGAAGACAGTGTTAAAAAACTAAAAGATTTATTGAAATCAAAAGATAATGACTTTGATTTTAATAATGTAATTCCAATGCCGAATGAATTAACTGATACAGTAAGTGGATCAGAGAATGCAAAACCAGATTGGCAAAAAGAACAATCAGAAAAATTAAAAGCAAAATATGGTGCTGATAATTGGTATGATTGGAGTAATAATAATTGGGGTACAAAGTGGAACGCATGTAACACAGAGGTAGAGTTAAATGAAAATGTTTTAAACTATACTTTTGAAACAGCATGGGACGCACCGAGAGAAATTGTCCGAGCACTTGAGCACATGAAAGAAACAATTCTAAAAGACATTAGTATTGATTGGAACTGTGAGCATGAAGACGGCAATGAAGAAGAAGTATTGATTAATGATGGAGACGTTTATGAGTAAGCCTCTTGATCAAATGTCCACGCAAGAATTAAAACTTGCGTGGGGCAAACGTGCTAAAGATTTTCTAGTGGGTAGAAAAATAGTTGATGTTTACTATCACTCGGAAAAAGAAAATGAAGAGATCTTTGGAGACGATTATCAAACAAATATTAAAATAGTATTTGATAATGGACATTGGATCACAGCCTCTCAAGATGATGAAGGAAACGGTAGTGGAGTTATCTTTACTACGGATCCTAAACTTCCTGTTATCCCCTCTATATCGTAGAGGGGCACTCCCGAAGCTACCTGGTTTACATTCCCAGGTAGCTGCTTCAAGCAGCTCAACCAATTAAAATGTATTAATGCTCAAGGTCTCAAGGACCAGGGCACAAGCAGCTTCTAAGCAGCTCAGCCGCTTCAAGGTTCAAGAATTTTTTTTAATTATTTAGTTGACATTACTCCCATGATATCTTATATAATAGATAGGGGGCCAGTCAGCACAGCTCACGCCCCCTTAACATAGGAGTGAATTATGACATCAGAAAAAGTGTTAGAAAAAATAAAAGATTGGTTACAATCAAATCTCGATAATGATTGTTTTAATTTAGATATTGAAGAAGATAATAAAGCTTTATTAGAAGCAATAGAAGAATGGGAGGCGCAATAGTGAATATAAAAGAAGCGAAGGCAATTGTAGGAGGATTAAGTAATCCAAGCAAGATGCCTGGTTATGGCTACGGCTTAAGCGCATTTGATTGTGCGGTAGGCTCGAAGCTAAGACTAATTAAAAATAGTACTTGCTCGATGTGTTACGCTTTAAAAGGGCGGTATACATTTCCAGGGGTCAAGAACGCTCACGCCAACAGACTTGAAGCGATCACCAAATCCAATTGGGTTGAGGCCATGGTACTATTGATTAATAATTACGGTAAGAAAATACCTTATTTTAGGTGGCATGATTCAGGAGATCTACAAAGCCTGGACCATCTTAAAAAGATTGTAGCTGTTGCGATGCGCACGCCGTCAGTCAAACATTGGCTGCCGACTAGAGAAGCTGGGATCCTGAAAACCTTCTATAAAGAAGGCGGTTCACTCCCGGGAAACCTGGCTGTACGTGTGTCAGCTACGATGATTGACGGTAAACCCCATAGCAATGTGGGGTTGACGTCTACTGTAAGCAAGAATGAGAAGCCAATAGGTTATAGTTGTCCTGCTGGTAAACAAGACAATGAATGTAAGTCTTGCCGGGCGTGTTGGAATATCAATATACAGAATGTAAGTTATGCAGCTCATTAGCTGCATGACCCTGGAGGTAGCGGTAAGTAATGCCTGGTTCAATTCCAGGCAACCTCTTTTTTATATAAAAAATGTAGTAAGGCTCAAGGAACATGGCCCAAGAACCAAGGTTCAAGGTCACAAGGCTCATGGATTAAGGCGCAGGGTTCAAGGCGCAAGCCTTCTTTTGCTAGGCTCAAGGCTCTAGCTCCAGAATATATGGACATCCCTCCCCCTCCGAGGGGGGTAGCCATGATAAACGAAGTTCCGCCCTTCGTATTATGGCTCATATGCCATGATATTTGTCCACTAGACAACCCTATTTGATTACCCTTAGTAACCTTAAGCTCAATCCAAAACTGTCCTCTATTTTTATCTGTGATCTTATAAACAGCAAGGATATCAGGCAATCCTAGAGGAGTAACAGCCTCAATTCTTGTCAAGGTTATTTTTGTAAACTTATCCTTGATCCTTTTCCAAAATCTGCTCTCTGGTTTTGTCGTCATCTATCTCTTCAAAGCTCCCTTCAACAGACAATCTCTTGTCCATGTCACTCAATAGTTTATCAACTTCTTCTCGATTCAATTGGTCAATACTACCATGCATAATCTCTTTGCGATCAATATATAAACCTGCCACTTGACCTCTAGATTTCTCAGCCGTAACGGCAGCATTCCAATTGCCCTTCTCTTCAGCACCTACACTCAATTGATGTAATCGTTTTAAATGTTTATGAAGATTCACTTCATATTTCTTTTCATCTTGATTGCGAAGTTCTCTTATGTATTCCATACAACCTGGATGTTTCCTCAACTCTGAGGCTTCTTGCTTTGCCCTATTCTCTGAGTATCCAGCTTCTATTGCACATTGAGTAGCTGTTTTTGTGTCGCCTTCTTGAACAAATAATAAGCAAAACTTGATCTGTTTTGGTGTTAATTTGTCTCTAATTTCATCTATATTCATACCCCCTTATAACACATTTTTCGCAGAAAACAAAGATTCTACCGCTACACCACTTTTCCAGAAGTAGCGGTCATGTAGCGGTTAAAAACAATCTAAGTTATTGATAAGTATATATTAATTACCTACCGCTACACCGCTACACCGCTACACCACTATTTACTATTGTTAATTATAATTTTGAAATAAAAATAAACTATACAGTAGCATTGCATAACCAATTAAAAGATGTATAGATAGTGTCTTATTCACTCCCTTTCCCCCTCAACGGTGTTTTCATTCTTCATCGGAGGGGGTTTTTTATTTGACATTGATATCTACATGGGATAATTAGTATATAATTTAACCAAAAAAGGAGACAATATATGGCTAAATCAAATGAAGAAATGTTTACTGAATTAGTTGCAATTATGGATGACATTGAAAGCACTCAATGTTTATATCGTTACTTCGATAAAGACTTTGTTAATAAATTCTATGATGTAAAGGATGATATAAAATTCTTAATCAATGATGACTATTGGAATGACACTGATGAACCTAAAACCTTGGAGGTAGCATGAGTAAGACAGGAGCGTGGGCCTTGGACCATCAAGAAAAAGAGCGAGAACTACCAGTCTTTACAGTAGTTCAAGCAAGTAGAGTTATATCAACATGGACTATTCAATGTCAGGATGAAGACACAGCGATAGAGATAGCATCAGCATCTAAACCTGATTATGAAGAGGTTGATCAAGAGTATGAATTTCAAATTGATAGAGGAGTATAATGAAAATATCTGTACTAACTAAAACAATTGTCGTTAAGATAAAAGGTCAATGGCAACTACTCCAGGTAGAAGATGGAGAGATTTTTACTGACAATGGTAAAGCAATCAAGTATTTTGACGATGTAATTAAGGCAGACGCAAATGATAACTAATATTTTGCTAGGACTAATACTTTTAGTCCTAGTTTTT